TGACATATAAAAAGAGTAACTTTCCCTTGTCACCAAGGATTATATCGCTAAGCCGATTAGTATGTATAAAATGCCCCCAACGCAATCAAACATCAGAGGCACCTGATTAATCTTTATTCTTGCACCATAACATTATCACACACATATAGTCACATTCTAGCGCAATTAGTACCATAATGAATTAAATTCTTTTAATGCTTTTCTGTGGATTCTATGCATCGTGTTTTTCGATACATGCAATTCCTGTTCGATGTCTTCCCATTTCTCACAGTCCACATAGCGCATTTTTAAAATCAATCGTTGTTCATGGTCTTTGATTTGTTCGATGATATCGAATACTTTCTTTTTCGTATCGATTAATTCATCCACTTTCTGATTAATCTTATCGTTGTATTCAATCATTTTGATATACACATCGTCCTTCAATCCAACTTTTGATTCCTGCACACTCACTTGCTTTAATTGTGGACTGCGCATTAATGAACACCGAATGCGTTCTAATTCATTTAGCATTTGATTAATTTCTTTATCAATTAATCGTATCTGCTTTAAATGATAATTATTCTCCATCTAGCCCCTCCAGTAAATCGGGTCGGAATCCGAACCACGAATCCCCTGTGTCAGTTTCAATCACGGGTAATGACATATACCCTAATTCATCTCTAATGTATGCCAGCGATTCTAAATCCACACTGACATCAATGTTTCTAAATTCGATGTTATGATCTAGTAAATATTCTTTTTAAACTTGCACTGCATGCAATTTGGTTTTGAGTATAGAGTGAGCATTCAATCCCTCCCTTGAATCTGTTTCATGAACAGTTTATTGTCAATCTCACGTTCAATCTCAATCATTGTTTTATCTTTCATCGCTTTTTTATCCACAAATACGTAATAATCATATTCACTTTTCTTGCTGCCTGCATAGATGTTTTTAAGTATCTGCATACGCTCGAATTTGATTCCGTATTTATCAAGGTCTTTCAGTTCGATAGGAATGATTTTATACGCCATGAAAACACCAGCCTTTTTTAAAATATCTATTCATTGTATCTAAGCAAGCAACAAGCTGTGCGGTCATTATGATTTTGTTTTTAGGCTCATTTCTAAGTACGTTTCTATGAAAGTAAATACCGTAATGAACCCGATTCAATCTATCGGTACATTTAAAATTCATAAAGACTAAATCGTCTTCACTACAATCATCATTACCAAAACGTTCCAACCCCCATAACATACCGTTATTCAAGTCATCATTGTTGAATGCAAAGATTTCGAGTACGTATGCATCGTCTTTATACGATACAACCTTATACATAATAAATCGCACTCCTTTTCGTTTCTGTAAACTCGAATAACATTTGACCCGATTCGCTTGTATCGTACCCGTATGCTTTATCATAGCTAGAATGCTTGCTAGGACTTTGTAACTGATACCATGTTAACCCTGCAAACGATAATGATTTCTCATGATGAAAGTGTCCAGTGATTAAATACCGTGACTTACTCTTTCCCCATTCCTTTCCGAAATGCGATACCATGATTTCTACTAGCTTGTTTGCGTTCTTCACCTTATCCCCGTGATGCATGAAAATGGAATGGTTTCCTAACCATGCATGCTTAAATTCGTCTAGGGATGTATCAAACTCAATCTGTGGGTATAAGCGTTCTAACCCGTTAATAAACATGTAATCAATAGATGGTGCATGATTACCTTTTAAGTACACGACTTTTACATTTGGACTGTTTTCAAGCGCTAGTTCTAATAATGGTAATAAGAACCGATAACCTGCCTGAACACCCTCCCGAAAGTCCACATCGTCAATGCGTGTACCCTTTTCAGTTGTGTTAAGAAAATTATCCACATGGAAGTAATCTCCATGTAAGGTGAATAAGATTTCTTCATACTGGTTGATAATCTTATCTGCAATCTCCCGTCTTAATTCTTCATAGTCTTTATCTGTGTTTAACCCGAAATGCATATCCGCTAGTGGAATGAGTAAATAATCTTTTGGTAAATCTTCACACGATAACTCAATCCTGCGTGGCTCGATGTCTTCAAAAAATTGTTTCATTTCTTCTAGTGTGATTGCTGCTTGTTTCTTAGGCACTACTACGATTTTAGACTGGTAATTGTAATACGTTTCACCATTTGTAGGCGTAGTCCATTCATTCGATGTTGCTGATTTTAACGTGACTTCCTTCGGGTCGAATCCGTGTAATTCAATCAATTCTTCATTCGTGAATACTTTCTTTGTTTTCTGTCTTACTCGAATCTGTGAACCGATTGAACCGTCATCGTGAAAGTCTTTCTTTTGGAAGTCTTCCTGCGTGTTGTTATTTTGTGTTGTTGGATTTTTCTGTGCTGCCATCAATTCCTTGTATCGTTGTGTCTTACGTACTCTCCCTCGTACTGAATCCACACTAGGATAATTTAACCGATTAGCAATCTGTGTCCATGAGTACCCTTCTTCTTTTAAATCTAAAATACGATTTTGTTCTTCTTCCAATTTATCCCTCCTTTATTTCAATTTTTTCGATGCATTCTTCTTTTAGTAGAATTGCAGATTTGTCTTTTTCTTTTATTACGATGCACTCCCGTGGATAAATGATGATTTCTTCGGGGTTATATGCATACGTGTGGTCTGTGCTTTTAGGATTGATAGTGAGTTTCATACTAACCTCCTTGCTATTGCTGCAATAACATTTACCGTCACACTATTACCTGCTTGTTTGTATAGTTGACTATTACTATTTACTTTTTCTGCTTTTTCAAATGCCCAATCGGGAAAGCCTTGCAATCTCCAACATTCTTTTGGGGTTAGTTTACGGATTCTGAAATCATTCATAACCACACATTGTTCTTCTCCAGTTAGTAGTGTGTTTGCAACCCCTTTTCCTACTCTACCCCTTCTCGTTTTTGAGTTAGGATGTGATAGATTTACGCTATCTCCGATAGTTGCTTCTGCGTAGCCTTTTTTCGTGGCTTCTTTGATACGGATTTTAGGCTCTCTACCTCCACCACCCATGCAATTCAGACTAGGTGATATTCCTTTCAGTGAATAAACCCTACCTCTATGTGGATTCCCACCATAACTCGATGTTTGTATCAGATTGCCTATTTGTCGTACACAATTAACGTTTTTAATTTGTCCATCGATAGGAAATACTTTTCGTCCACTTTCTCCTCTAAAATGTCCGATAATGAACACTCGTTCTCTGTTTTGTGGTACTCCGAAATCTTTGCTGTTAAGCACTTGCCATTCCACGTTGTACCCCAACTCATCCAGCGTTTGCAAGATGGTTTCGAATGTTCTTCCTTTGTCGTGGTTGAGTAACCCTTTGACATTTTCAAGAAACAAAATTCTAGGTTTGAGAATAGATGCGAACCTTGCGATTTCAAAGAATAGAGTTCCTCTTGTATCTTCGAATCCTCGTCTATTCCCTGCAATCGAGAAAGCCTGGCACGGAAACCCTCCGCAGATAATGTCAACGTGTCCAATGGATTGAATAAACTCGTCTGATACGGTTGTAATGTCATGTAATTCTATCTCCCCCCCTGTGTCATGAATTGCTTTATAACTTGTTCTTGCGAATTTATCAATTTCACAAAATCCAATGCACTGGTGTCCTGCAGCTTCCATTCCTAGACGGAAACCACCGATACCTGCAAACAGATCTAAAAACTGCATCTAACCCTTCTTTCTACGCTTTAATACCACAAACACCGCTTTCACGATAATGTATAAAATTGCGACTAGCGAAATGAATAACTCAAACCCTAGTAGCCCCAACATCGGTGAAAATGCAATCACCCAACTATACTGCAATCCGAATAGCTTTAAGATTGCCAACAATCCCGAAATACAGATTGCGATTGTCCATAAAATAAATCTCATTATTACACCTCCACATATAAACGTTTAATTTCATCGCCAAAAAGTTCGATTGCTTTTACTGCATCAGATTCTTTTTTGAAGTAACCGAAAAGATTTAAGTAATCGTAAAAATTTGAGTGTGTAACAATACAGTGTCCAGAGTCTGCACTAACAATAATGAAATACTTACAGTCAAAGTCTTTCAAATATGCTTTCCACCCTCCATTACATTTATCCCTAAACATTTTGAAGCATGATAATAAATCTCTGCGGTAAATTTCTTTTTCTGCTTCTTCGTATGTGTGAAAAGCACTTCCTTGCATAACTATTTTTTTATGATAATCGTTATTACAATAGGTCATTCCCGAAATATTGCCATCACCTCTTACCATCCAGTATGTGTCACCTTCTTTAAAAGGAAACTCTGCATATTCCAGCATTTCAATTTTCTTATCCAGTTCCGCTCTTTTCTTTTTAAGTTTTTCTAGTGTGTCCATTACTCAACCTCCCAACTCTGGATTGATTGCTTCGAAATAGAAATCGTCATACGTTTTCTTTTCGTCACAAATTAAATCCCCTTTTAATACCGTTATAAACCGTTCAAATTCTGCGTTTGAATCTGTTGCGAATAAGTTAAAATCTAAATTGTACTTTTTACTACTTTCAACTAGAATATCCACACATTTAATATTCCACGCTTGCCTTACTCTAAACTCATTCACTTTAACTGTTTTATCAATAAGCACTTCATCAGAAAGGATATGAAACCTATCTGTGTTTTTCATCATGACAAAATCAATTCTATCTTCATTCACTAACTGATAAAATTCTTCATCTTTATTAATGAAATACATATCTGAATCTATCGCTTTGCTTTCGCCTTTATCATATTCAATTTTTCTTACAAAAAAATGTTCTTTAAAGAACGAAAGTACATCTTTTGTTTCTCCACGAATCCTTAAATACCCTTCACACCAATTCGGCATTTTCGTTCTCCTTTCTTTTTTTATTCTCTTTTATAACTTTTATAACCGCACGAGTAATTTCATGATTAAACATTTGGTGAATGTTAGAATTTGCTTTTTGTCTTTCGATTTCATAACGCTGTTTTAATATCGGCTCGTATAACACTTTAGAATAATCTATTGTTTTCGGCATCACTTAACCTCCCTTTCTATCAATGCATCTTTATTTATTTTAATGATCACGTAAAATTTATCGCTTTTTTCATCAAGTTTAATATCCCTAAAATCGAAACTATCCATTAAATCGTATATTGCCTTCTTTCTTTTCTTAGCTGCTAAGTTCTGATTTATCTGCCATTTGATATGTTCTTGTTTCTTTTGTTCAATCCTTTTCAATTCTTGTTTGAGAGGGTTCTTGGGTTTGAAACAATCTAACATGCACCAAAGTAAGCCGATTAGACAAATGCTTATTAAGATTAAGTCAAAGTAAAGAGGATGTTTGATTATAAAATTTAGTATGAACATTTAGTCATCACTCCTTTAAAACGATATAACTCCAAACAACTCTAAGATGCATAGAACCACTATTAAGATACCTCCTAATAACGCAAGTAGAATCCCTAGAAATTCGTTTTTTTGGAATATAATTTCAAGTGGGATAACCACTATCAAACTACAGATAATACTCGTTAAAATTTTCATTAATCATCCTCCCACTTCACATCTTTTACTTTAATATATTCGATTTTGTAACCAGTTCTTTCTAAGATGTATTCTTCCGTAAACCCTTCTTCTAACATAACTTTTGCTAAGTCTATATTGTTATTAACTGTGCCTATAAATCTATCGTAATCTCCACAGATTGAGCAAGGCTTTAAATCACAATCGAAGTCTTCAGTTACATAAACATTTCCTAAGCAGCTAACGTATGCGTTTTTTCTCATTTAGTTATCCTCCTGTTTTATAAAATAATTGATTGGATTTTGGAAAATATCATCCTTCTCTATTTCATCAAGTAAATCATCAATTTGTTTTGAAGTCAGACGTCTTTTCGGTTTTTCGTTCATCATTTCTTCAATTTCCTCTACTTTTTCATTCACGTAAATTATCCTTCCAAAAACATCCAATCCAGTAAAGCTATCTGCTAAGTCTTCAACCCACTCACCTTTCTTGAATAGTCTTTCTTTCTTCCATTCAATATTCCCTAATTCTTCCATATATCCAATAGCATGCTTAGATACTTTGATTTTCTTTCCGTCACTACGTCTTGTTAGTTCTATGAACATTAATCATCCTCCAAGTCTACATCAGGGTCTATATGCTTATCTTTTACGTAATAATCTACTGTGCCAAAATTAGGAATCTCATCCAGTAATTGCTGCATTAGTTGTTTGAACTCTTTCGGTGTGTCTTCGAATAGATACCACGCCATGTGTTCACAACGATTCCCTTCAATTTTGTCGTAAATTGCTCTCAACGCTTCATCAACAGTAATCTTTGCAATCTTCATTTTCGTTGTGTAGTACGTTGCTCTATCTGTTGGATGGTAGTAATTCCATTCCTGCCATAAATCGCTCATCGGTAGGTAGGAATCCGTTTCAGATTCATAGTAATATCCGTTGTAATCTGTATCATTGATTGTTACTGTTTCCATAAATCTTCTTCCTTTTCTTTTTCTTCCTTCTCTTTTCTTTCTCTTTCTTCTTCCTCCCGCTTCAACTCTTTAATTGCTAGATCTAAATACGTTTGTGCTTTCATGAGGTCTTCCATTTCCTTTCCCTTGCTAGGCGCACGTAACACGTATTTAATCACGTTACCGATTAAGTAACTTACATGCGAATTTTGGTATTTCGGTAAGAAGTTCCGCATCACCTCGATTGCTTCCAGTCCACACACCCCTTGATAGTGTTCGGGGTGTTTAACCGCTTCATGTTCTAATCGTGCTTTTGTTAGTGGGTCGTGTAAGTCTGTTTTAGGCATGTTCGTCCTCCTTTAAATCCACATAAGGATTGATAGGTTTGTGTGGTTCATAAACTCGAGAGCAAGGGAAATTTTCGATTTCATCAAGAATTGCTTGGAATCTTGCTTTGAAGTCTTCGGTAGCATCCGCCATTAGATTGCAAAACATTCCATCGTACCCAAAATCAGATTCTTCTAAATCTTCGAAAATCTGTTCTAAATAATATTCTCCAGAAATATCAAATGCTTTCTTTTTTGTCGTAAACATTTTTAATCTTTCTTCTTCGGACAAACCATTCCATTTTTCTAACAATTCTTCCATAGGTTCGAAACGTTTTGTTTCTAAGTTGAAATAACATTCATCGTTTCTTACATCATTAATTGTGTAACCCATCAATCTTCCTCCTACATAAACAACTCTTTGATTTCGTCACCGAATAGATCGATAGCACGTTGGGCATCTTCTTTATTTTTGAAATAACCGAACGTGTGGAACATGTTAGTTTCCACATAATAGTCGATAGAAAAAACGCCATTTCTAATTTTTAAAAAATATTTATTATAGAATCCGCTCACCCAATCAGGCTCCCACCCATCGTTGCACTCGTCACGAAACGCTCTGAATCGTGTGAGTAGATTTCTGCGTTTTGCTTCTAATTCAGCTGTTTGTTCAGTTGGGAAGGCGTTGCCTAATTTTAATCTGCCATCATCTTCTAAACTACCAAACCAAATAGAAGAATCAATCATTCCATAAGAGTACATAAACCAATATTCATCGTATTTTTCATACGGGCATTTCATCTCCCACCCGTTTTCCAATCGTTCAATTTCTGCTTTCATTTCTTTTAGCTTTGCTGTTGATTCTTCTAGCTTCGCTTCCATTTCTGCTGTTTGTTTCTTTAGTGTGTCTAGGTTTGTCATTTTGTGTCCTCCATTTCATAGATTGAATATTTAAACATAGGTTCAAATTCTTTGCGCATTTTTTCGTCAAGTTCTTTTTTTATCAATTCCGTAACTTTTTCTAAACCGCATTCATCAATCAAATCCTTATCCACATAAACATCATAATAGGTATCGAAATTCGCAAGTCGAGTAGCGGTTGGTACAAAATTAATCTGTTTAATTTGTAACTCATATCTTAATTCTTTAAACGCTAACTTCCACAGTGCATCGTCAAAGGGAATGATTTTGAAATAACATGTGGATTCATATACGAATTTATCCATCTACTCCACTCCCGTATTTAGATTGATGATGTGGGATGTGTTAGGGCTTAGTACCCCTTCAAATGTTGTACCACCGAAAATCCCTTTATGTTGATTCACTTTTACCGAAATTTCATCAAGCCCTACTAAAGGAAAAATCACGATTGGTCTGACCTTTGAAGGTACGTTCTTAGGTAGTTCGATTTGAATGGTTCGTGGTGGTACTGTTTTGCCTAAAGAAACATTTTTAGAATCTCTATCTAGTTCGCTTAAATTTACATATCCATCGCACGAATTGTTTAACTTATCTTTGATTTCTTCCACAGTTTCTTTTACATGATGTTTACCACCGTTTATATCTGTTATTTCTGTACCGAACCCCGATTTATGCGACTTGTATGTTTTAATTTCTTCATTCCAAAAAGTGAAAGGTAAATATTGCACCATTGAAAGTTTAATCACTACTTTTCCTCCTTCACAAAAATACCATTCACGACTTTACCTTTTCTGTTTTTGATTTCGTGGTATGCTGCTTCAATACATGCTTCATAATCTAAGCCTTGTTGCAAACAGAATCCAATCAACACCACAGTAATATCCCCGATTGCATCGATAACTTCCGCACGGTTCTTATGCGTGTATGCTTGCTTTAGTTCTAACATTTCTTCTTGTAATTTGATTAATTGTCTACCGCTTTCCTTTGTGTGTAAGTCACGATCAATAAACCATTGTTCGATGAGTGGTTTTAGTTCTTTAAATGTCATTTGTTCCTCCTAGCGCTTTTTCAACTTCTTCTACTGATTCTTTAACATCGTATTCACTACCGTTGGTTAGTTTGATGTTTGTTCCATATTCTTCCGTTTCAACAACATTGCCCCACGAAAGTCGTCCTATTACGTATGCTCTTACTGATTCAATCAATTCATATTTCAAAAGCAGCAGTTTACCGTTCGTGCTTGTTAATTTAACGAATGTCATTCAATCCCTCCCTAATTCACTTAAAAAATAGAACACAATAAATAGTGCGATTGCGATTGCTTTTAACATCTAACACCCCGTTCTATGCACGACTTTACATTTAGGTGTTAACCACATTCTTTTATGTGCGCCTTCTTGTTGATTGCTCACTAATTCTCCCGTTTTCTTATTGAGCAATCGTCTTTCACCTTTATAAATCACAAAATAGTTGAGTGGACTTTCTTTGAACACCTCACACCATTTCTTTTCTACCCATGCTAATTTTTTACCGTTAGTTTCCTTTACCTTTACTTTCACTTTTGCACCTCTCCCATAATGCTTCTAATTCGCTCATATTCGCCCTGTACGCAATTTTTAGTTTGTAGATAGCTATTTATATGTCAGATAGTTAAAATCGATTCTAGGGTTATTTTTGAGCAAAATATATTATTTATTAAAATGGTAAGTCATCTTCAGAAATATTTACCGTTTGATTGTTTTCAAATCCTCCAAATGAACCGTTAGAGTTTGTGTTGAAATCCACATAATTCCCTGCGTTGTCAAATGTTGGTGCGTTGTTGTTACCGAACGTTCCTGCTGCATTGTTGTTTTGGTTATTTCCTGTATTGAATCCTGTTTGGAATGGATTGTCGTTATTAGGTCTTTGTTCAGTTACATTACGTGATTCTAGTAATGAGAAGTTTTCTGCTAGTACTTCCGTAATGTATACCTTTTGTCCTTGTTGATTTTCATAGTTACGTGTTTGGATTCTACCTTCGATTCCAACTAATGAACCCTTGCGTGTGAAGTTGGCAAAGTTTTCTGCTGTCTTTCTCCACATTACGCAATTAATAAAATCCGCTTCCCTTTCCCCACCTTCTTTTTTAAACGTGTGATCAACTGCCACTGTGAAACTTGCAAAAGCAACTCCGTTCGATGTGAAACGTAAATCTACCGCTCGTGTTAATCGTCCTACTAATACTACGTTATTAATCATTTATCCTTCGTTCTCCTTTCTATCTGCTTTTTGATAATTGTTTTGTTTCCATTTCGTTTTAGCTTTTTTATTTATCGTTCACCTAAACACTTCTCGTGTATTTATCTCATTTAAACTAAACATATCTTATAAACTGTTAAATTCGCGAATTCTTTTTTTTCACCATTATTTCAAGATTTATAAACACCTCTAAAAATAAACTAACATTTTTTTCAATATGTTAAATTGTTAGTTATAAACCAAAATTCGACATAGCTTTATCCTGTTGATCTTGCCTAATTCCGATATATTTTAAAGTGATTGCTGGACTTGAATGGTTAAATAATTCCATTAAAGTAGCAACATCTTTATTTTTCTTATATTGGTGATACCCGAATGTTTTACGCATCGTGTGAGTACCTACATTATCAATTCCACATTCCTCTGCAGCAATTTTTAAAATTAAATAAGCTGTACATCGACTTATATGTTTGTTTTTTCCATTTCTGCTTTGGAATAAATAGTGATGAAGCGGTTTGTTTTTTATATACGCCTGCAACTCTTTCTTTAAAATAGGTGGCATTTTTCTTTTTAATTGTTTACCTGTCTTCAATTCCCTAGTTTTAATGTAGCCACCTTGTACATCTTTCACTCGTAAATTGATGATATCGCTAATTCGCAATCCAGAGTTGATACCTAAAAGAAACATCATGTAATTCCTTTCGTTCCATGATCTTAGGTAATCTTTCATGGATTGTATATCGTCTTTATCTCTGATTGGTTCAACAAAATTCATTTACTTCTCCTTTCTTTGAATTATTCTTAATAGCATCCGTTAAAAGCTTCCTTTTTTGATTCAAAAAATCTTCTTTATTTCTTGTTGTTTTTAACTCTGAAATACTTTTGATAATCCCTATATATTTTTCAGGATTGCTTTGGTATGCGATTAATTCTCTATTCATCAAACACCTACTTTTCTTTCTGCCTCTATATCCTTTATTAACCAATCAGGTATTGGTTCTATATACCCTTTTTTGTAACTAGGATACGGAATACTTGTTTTATAATTCGATTTGTACTCATCGTTCCAACTTTCTTGACTAAACCAAGTTCCTCCTTGTTTAATAAATCTGTGTTCTATTCCATTTTTTTCAATATAATCAATATATGACAATAGCCCTTTTTCTATTGTTGAATGTGTTACCCCTTTTTCTAAAGCTTTAGCATACGCTTTTTGTGCTATGCTTTTTTTCTCTTTTCTTGGATAAATCCCCCAAAGTTCTTCAAATTGTTTTTCTGACACATTGTCCAATATATTATTATTACTTTTCTTTTCTTTACTTTTCTTTTCTTTATATAATGTTCTACTGTTTTGTAAACTACTTGACCACTGATTCGCCACTGATTCGTCAACTACTTGACTACCAACTTGACTACTAGCTTGACTACTAGCTTGACTACCAGCTTGACTACCAACTTGACTACTAGTTTGCAATTCATCTTTGTACAATATATTTATTTTGTAAGAAGTGGCTTTTGTTCCATTCGGTTTATATTCAATAAATCCTAATTCTTTCAGTGCATTCCTTGCTTTATCTACCCCTTGACGTGATAAACCAGTAAATAGCTCTAATCTTAAATTAGCAACCGTGAACCATTCTTTCTTACCGCAATCGTTACATACGTTTAATAAAGCGTGCCACAAGACGAATTGACCTGCAGAAAGCGGGTTAGTCATTTGTAGTTGATTGAAAGTTAAAATTTGTTTTAACAAATTCAACCATTTTCCCCCTTTCTTTTCTTAGATGATCATGGAAATAAAAGTTCTAAAGCTGTTTCGAAAGCATCTTTTAAAGTTTTGTGAACACTTTTCCCGTTCAAATGTGGATTTGGAAATTCCACGTTTAAATAATATTTATTTCCATCGAATTTAATTACACCTACATTTTTAGAACGTAAAATTAAATCAAACTCATTATTATCGAATATATTTTCAATCAAGCAAAACATACCTCATGACCTTTTCTTTTTCTTTTGGTTCAATGTGGAATGTTTTCACGTTCGGGATATTCTGTACTATCTCTACTGCAACATCTTCCACAGACTTACCGTATTTCATATATTTTTCGAATAAGAGTGGATTTACATAATCTGCATTGATATCTAAAACAACTCTTGATTCCGTTCTTTTAACAATTTCGATACGCATTTAATTTGTTTCTCTACCTCCTTAAATGTTTTATATCTTGTCATTTTATGCTGCGGTTCATATAAATGTAATTCGTATGAATCATTCTTCATTATGATTTGCCCGATGATTTTACTTCCATACAGAATGTGTTGTAATTTTGAATCGAGTAAATCATCGTTTAAGTAAATATCTCCCATTTATTCACCTACGATTCTGATTGAAGTTGTTAAGTAGAATGTCATTTTGCCTCCTTCAGATTCTTTTTATAGTCGTTGATTTCGTTTTCCATAAGTTCCTTTAAATATTTAAAATGCGTTTTAGTATTAAATTCTTTTTCGTTTTCTTTTATCGATTCAATGAGTGATTCTAACGCTGCAACACAATCTTCAAAACTTAAATCGCTGTTATACAAAATATCTAAAATCGGAATAAGGATTTTAACCATGTCTTTAATCTCTTCCATCTTTGCCTCCTATCTAAAATCCACATCCACGTACTGATGATTTCTGATTAAGTCAACCGTGTTTTCGTGGTTTTCTACCGCTTTAGAAACCGTTAATGCAATTCCTAGCATCATAGCGATTACGATTCCTGCTACCGCTAAGAAAAACGCATATTTCTTTAAGAATTGTTTGTTAAACTCCTTTCTCTTTTGTTTCTTTAACTGCGTTTGTGCTAGTCGTGACATTGTGGTTTCTCCTTTCTAACCTTTAAATATAAATGTGTGCTAACTTGAAAGCCTCTCTTGCTTCTTGTTGTTTTTCTTCCGAATCTCCACACAATTCGAAAATGAATTTTTTATCTTCGTTGTTTTGATAATTCTTTTTTGCTATTGAAATAATTTTCTCTTTGTTAAGATGGCAAAAGGTGACGAGGTATTCCATGAATAGCCCTTCTACACCTACATCAATTTCTTTTCCGTCAACGTTTACCATCACTTTATAGAAACGTGATTTTGCGCTCGATTTAATGTATAAGCTAATTTTCATAACTTATTCCTTTACCATATCAATTTTTAAATCGAACTTTTCAATTTTTTCTAAAACTTCATTTAATGCACTTTTTGCTTCCTGCAACTCTTGATACAACTCGTGAAATTCTTTTACGTTTGTTACAACAATTTTTACTTTTGCTTCCATTGGTTTCATGTTATGCTCCCTTTCTGCGTTTGCTTTCTCTCCAAATTTCCTTTATTCGGTCTACATCCTTGGATTTGTACTGATGATTTCTCCCACTTGTTGTATCTCTCATCGCTACAATCCGTGGATCATTACGCACATCACTTTGTAACCAACTTTTATAATTAATGTTTGCTTGTTCGCACATTTCTTTAGTGGTTAAATCTGTTTTCATAGCCACTACTTTAAATCCACTGTTCATTAATAGATTAATTAGTTTCTGTGGATTCCGTTGTAACGATTCGAATACTAATTCATCAAAATCCATGTAACTCTCCTACCTTATTGTTTAATGTTTAAATATTCATTGATTGTACTGATATGTTTTTCGTTTCCCTTACCGTAATTTAATAAATCAGAAACAATCGGTGGTTTTACATTTAATACTTTTGCTAAATCTTTCTGTTTCAACCCCCTAATGCGTAACTCCCTGCGGACTTTATCCGCCCAACTTAACACCAATAAATTCACCTCCTTCAATATATTTATTGTAACGAAATAATAAATTAATAAATTAATTAATTTTAATTGACACTTTATATAAATTATGTTATATTATAGTCAATAAAAAGCACGGCATAACTAAAACAACTCAACCTCTCCCAAAGTTTAGTTTTTTATTTACTGCTTAACTTTTTAATTAATAATTAACTCACAAACACATATTACAATATATTTATTGAAATTACAATACCTAAATTGAATTTTTTTCAATAAATTTATTGAAAAATAGAATTTTAACTAGCTTTCTTCAATAAATATATTGAAGCGGATTTAAAAAACGTTGAAAGGAAGCGGAAAAAGATGGTTTCGACATACGAAATAATTCAAGACCTCTGTAAAGAAAAAGGTATCAGTGTGCGAAAATTAGAAGAAGATTTAAACTTCAGCAGAAACACTGTGTATCTTTTTAAGAAAACTTTACCCAATGCTACCCGATTGGCAGAAATTGCTGATTATTTCGGTGTATCTGTGGACTATTTAATGGGTAGAACGAATTATGCAGGGAATATTAAAGCTGAAGTTGACATGCTCTTACAATCAACTGATAACACTGTTACTTATCAAGGTGTAGTATTATCTGATGAAGAAAAAGAAGTGGTTAACAATGCTATTAAACTTGCACTGTTCGATTTCTTGGCAAAAGAACGTGTAGAAAAACAGTAATCTATTTATTAGTACTTTAAAGGGGGGAATGCTTATCGTATCGGGTGTGGTTTTAAAGTTATACGGGTTAAATTTTATCGATGAGGTGTTTAAAAAGGTGTTAGAAAAGATTATAGAAGATAATCGCTCTGCAAACCCTTTTGTGATTGCGGAGCGTAATAATATCGCAATTATTTATTCAGTGCTACCAGAAAAAGTATTGGGGAGAACTTTGGTACATGATGAATTGAAAATTATCATTATGAATGATAGAATTAAGAAAACGCAGGAACGGTATGCGGTTGTAACTTATCTACTCTATCAAATTCTAGCAAAAAGGTATACACTACGTTCACGATCACGAACGATGCATACCATTTTGCAGAAAGATTATTAGAGATATTTTACACAGAAGAATTAAATTATACCTCTGTGGATTTTAAACGATTGAAAGCAAACTATGTTCATAAATTAGTTTCATCAATTTAATAATTACACACGCATAAAAAAACGATACTCCAGTCCTGCAAAAGAATGTGTATCGTTTTTTATTTTGTCGTTTATAGAGAGGAACGACTTCTGCATTATAACAAAGTTTTTCGGAAAAAGAAAGAAAAAATGCACTTGAAAGGAAAATAATTATCATGGCTAGTATTACAAAACGTGGTAAAACATGGGCGTACCGTGTTTATTACTATGAGAATGGAGAGCGTAAGTACGTATCGCAAAGCGGATTTAGAACCAAAGCCGAAGCGAAGGATGCATCCGTATTAAAAGAGAATGAAATGCTGATTGGTAAAAAGTTTGAAAAGGACAAAGTATTATTAGGAAGTCTAATGAGAAAATGGTTTGCCCTATTCAAAGAAGGAACAATCACACAGGTTACTAAGGCTCGTTATATGACGATTATAAAATATGTAGAAGATGAATTTAATATTCCATTAAAAGAAGTCACCTTAGAAAAATACCAAATATTTTTAAACACCCTTGCTGAATCAAGAGCAAAAGGTACAGTAAAGAAATACCACGAAACAGTACGTGCGACTATGGAATATGCAATTCAATCTAAAATCATCATGCACGACCCTACAAGAGGTGCTGTGGTTAAAGGACAGGAACATTTAACAAAGCACGAAGAAATTAAATATTTAAACTATGAAGAATTTAATGCTTTAGAACGTGCGTTACTTGATGGATTGCAGCCTAGCTATGCCACACGTTATGTGATGTTGCTTTCTATGTATACTGGAATGCGTTTTGGTGAATGTTTAGGGTTAACATGGAATTGTATTAAC